CTGAACTGAGATTCAACAAAATAGTATTCCTCATTTGCTAAGTCTTCCGTTGCACTAGGTTCACCATCATCTTGAACAAGATTCCAGTTAAAGTCTATAAAGACATTTGCACCACTAATATACCCATCAATTACCTTTGTTTGTAAAATGTATTGGGATGTTGGTGCTACTGTGGCTGTAAACCCTTGTGATGTGACTGTTGGTTCATCAAATTCTACTGAACTTCCACTCCCACAAGCTGCAATTATTAATACACTACTGAGTGTAATTAAAGTTTTTATATTTTTCATTTTTACCTCTATCAAAAACTGGTGTCTCATTATCATCTTCTATTGCCGAATCAATTAACTCTTCCTGAGCCTCTTGTTCACAGTCGTATAACTTCATACGACTTCGATCAATACCTATTACAAATCTTTTGAATATGGTAGGGTCATTATACCTATTTTTTAATTGTTTAATAACCATTTGGTCTAACTCTTCTAACTCATCGGATGTAATCATTGCAAACATAAAATCTGCTGTTGCTGGTAATCCAAATGATTCGGAAGTGTCTGTTAAATCTATATCTGTTGACCCAAAACCAGCTCTTGTGGTTTGAGTTGCACTCATAATTGGAACATCATATTCCACTGCAAGTCCTCTTAATTCTTCTGCAATACTCTTAACTAATGTATATGAGTTTGCACCTTGGCCTGGCCTAATTCTATTTGATGCACAAATGTTTAGATAATCTATAAAGATAACATCAGGTTTAAAATCTTTCTTAATACCTAATTCTTGTATTAGGTGTCTAAAGTGTCCAACATGAGCTGCAGCGGTTGGGTATTCCTTAACAATTAATTTACCCTTGGTCTTATCTTTAATCTTATCGATCTTTTTACTATACATCTTTTTAGATAAGTCGGGAATTTCCTTCATTGGGATATTAAGGATATTTGCATCTATTCTTTCTGCAATTCTTTCTTCACTCATTTCAAGTGTAATGTAAAGAACATTCTTATTCATCATAAGTGATGCACTTGCCATGTGACACATGAACAATGATTTACCAACACCTGTTCCTGCCAAACAAATGTTTAATGTCTTATTGGGTAATCCACCCTTGGTAATTTTATTGAAATACTCTAAATCAAACGGAAGTTTCTCTTCATCTGTATGATAAAACTCAAATCTTCGTTCTTCATCTTCTAATACATCATGTCCAATATGAGTATCAAAAGACACGGAAAGTGCATCCTTTAAAAGTTCGGGTATTTCACCAGTTGATCTTTGAGAACTTTTATCGATTACCTCGATACTATCCATGACTGCAATATAGATTGCTCTATCTTTGCACCATTGTTCGGTCTCATCAATCAACCAATCTTGTGGTGTATCTTCTTTATTTTTACTAAAATCATTAACAACTCTTTTGGAATTTTTGACAACTACTTCATTGAGAGAAGTATTGTTGTCAAGATTTATGAGAAGTGCCTCAGTTGTTGGTGTTTTAGTATATTTAAAGAAGTAATCCTGTATTTCTGAAAATACAGTCTTTTCATCACTTTCGGTGAAATACTCCGATCTTAAAAAAGGAATTACTTTCCGTGAAAAATCTTCACTCTGAACTAGGTTCCTGAGTATCGTCTGTTCTAATCTCTGTTCCATAACTAAAATATTTGTTTGCTGCCTCTTCTAATTGATCCATGACTTCTTTTGTAAAGAATTTCTCAGGGTTGTTATTAATTGTTTTACCAAATTCTGTTTTACCATTTGGAAGTTCAACCCTTGTTGAAGACTTTTTAAAGATGTCAAATGCAAGTGCCATTTCTAATAGACCGTAATATCTATCAAGTCCTTTGTCATAAGTTAATCTGACATCGACTATTCTATTCTCTACGGTTAATCTAGATTTTGCGTTCTTGCAGTGTATGATATTTCCAATAACTTCTTTCCCATCTTTTTCTTTTTTTCTAGATAGATAGATTATAGATGAAGCTGCATACTTCAATCCACTACCACCACCCATCTCTTTTTGTGGGAACATTGAACCTATTACATCATAAGTGTGATTAGTTACAATCATAGGAACTTTTGCACGACCAAGTTTTAATGTAAGGACTCTAAATGTTCCTTTAACAATTTGTGCCCGAGTCATATCTCTAGTTTCTTTACCAGCTGCTGTATCCTCAATCTCTTTGGTAGTTGATAACATACCAAGTGAATCTAATACAAATAACATAGGTGGTCTTTTAGACTCTTCTGTTTCTAGATATTTGTCTAAGATATTCAACGATTGATTTCGGAACTCTTGAACAGTGACTACTGGAACAATTATAATACGACTAGAATCAATACCTCTTGATTCAATCATATCTTTTGTTAATGCAGATTCACTTTCAAAGTAAACAACTGCAGCTTTAGGATTATCTTCAAGAAATTTTTGACATACTCCTAATGCGAAGAATGTTTTTCCTGTTGCAGATTCACCTGCCAGTGCTGTAATTTTGTTGGATGGTAGTCCACCGTATATGGAACCACTTAAAAGTGCATTAAAAATGTATGATCCAGTATCAATAAATGAATCTACATCACCAGCTGCTACACCTTCTGATACGAGACTTGCATACTCGTTACCACTGGATTTGATTAAGTCTTTTATAAATGACATATCCACCTCTCATAATGTATATACATTATAATATATATTCTTAGATTTGTATAGAGGGTTTTAGGATTTTTCTTTAGATTTATTGCCGTTAGACATCGGCTCTTGATGGTCGATCCATCTTTCTTCCATCATGGTCTTGATTGATTTTATCTGAACTTCCATACAGAGAACTATTGCATATAATATCCCTATAAGGATAACATACACTATGTCCATTGCCGTGATTTCCATTACTCGGGCCCCAGTCCGTTCTTTATAAGATACTTCCTGTTTTCTAAATGTCCTTTTTTAATATCATCCTTGCTTTGTCCTTCGTAAGGAACTGCATGATGATCCCGAATAACCATTTCATTAAAGCATTCTGTTTTTGCTGGGTCATATAAATTACCCAAGATTCTGCCAAACTTTCCTTTAGCAGAACTTTCAACCAAGATATGTGGGTATTGATCTATCCAATCTTGAAGATAATATTTAGCTAAGAGACCGAATTTCTTTTCTACTTTGTCTCTTGTTCTGCTCTCAGGCGTGTCGATGCCAACGAGTCTTACTCGTCCTTTTTGAAAAAAGTTGAAGCCTAGGTCTAACATCACATCAATGGTATCACCGTCAACTACTCTTAATACTTTAGCTTTATATATAAATGGATTCATAGTATACCCAACTTTATTTATTGAAAAAACGAATCTAAACTTGCGACAGGTTCAACATTCCAGTCAATTAAATTTATAACTGCCTTCAATGGTTCGATAAATGCCTTATCAAATTGTTTATCATAATCAATAAATCGTTTTAAATCTAATTCATGTGGTAATACACTCATAAATGAGATAACATTTTCATTTATCGGATTTGGAACGGTAAGATATGCAAAATGAATCTTATCTCCACTCTTAATCAATTCATATCGTCTATCGATATTCTTCTTTTTTAATAAGTGGTTGAATAACAACGATCCTCTGACATGGATCGGTGTTCCTTTACCGTAGATATGTGTAGTGTCAGTATACTGTTCAAGATTATTAACTCCTCTCGGTGATGCTACTTCCTCAGGTGGTAAGTTTCTAAATTCTTTTCGTGCATTCTCTACAAACTCCCATAACACCTCTTCATCTTTGGTCATAACCAATTTAAATGCTTCGGTTAACTTTCCTCTAATCCATTGTGGTGTAGAACTCTTTGCAGTTTCAATACCCATCATTTTGAGTTTTGGTTCTGCATATCTAACACCTTCTGAGTCATATACATTAAGAATGTATCTTTTCTTTGCAGTCCAAATACCTCTATCTGCAATTACCTCTCGACCCATTTCCATCTTTTGTTGGAACGCGTTGGTATATTCTGCAAGGTCTTGAAATCCATCTGTCAATACATCCTCAATTTTATCCTTTGCAACCGTATCTAAAAAATCAATAATTCTATTCTTTGGAGTGTCTTCATCAAATATTTGAGACACTAATTTATCCATAGTAATGTATACTGAATCAGTGTCCATTGCAATTACATAATCTTCACCTTCGGTTTGAAGAATCTTATTAAGGTATTCATTAATAGTTTTTTCAGCCCATTTGATCACCATCTGTCCTGATGTTGTAATTGCTTCTGCAAGATCAACATTAAAGAAGGCAAAGTATTGGTTAGCAAGAGCTCCGTATGCACTGTTTAAGGCGATCTTTCTAACTTGTTGGTTGTTATAAGCTCGTTTAATTAAAGTGTCCAGTTTAACTCTTCTTTCTGCATCTGCACTCTGATATTCAACCTGATAATCAATCATCTTTTTCTTCCATAACTTTCTTTCGTCATAGAATTTTTCCATGAGTTCGGGAAGGAACCCTTGTTTGTCTCGATTGAACACTGCCCCATTAGGTGTCACGGTAAAATTGTCTACATTTGAAATTGCGGAAAGTTTCCTTAATTCTACTTCTCGATTGAAATCACGGTTTAAGACACTTGCGACACTTATATCGGCCTTACCTTTAATCATCTTCTCAGGAGAAATGTTATACTGCATAATTAAGTGAGGATATAGACTATTCAAGTCAAATGATACTACCCAATTATGACCACCTATTTGTGGTTCTTTTACATAAGCTCCGACAATCGAATGAGTCTTTCCATCTCTTCTAAGTTGTTGTGGTGGTGTTGCAATGTTCTGTTCTTTTAAGAAGTTGTAAATGATGGTTTCCCAATACTTAACCA